GTTTCCCTTTCGTCAAACGAACGGCACTTTGAACGCTCGGTTCAGATCACCGTTCACGCCGCGCTTTTCGCAAGTTGACAATTTGGGCAAGATATGCCCGCAACCGTAATTACCTCAAGTGTCGCCTCAGGCGTCGAATTCGGCCTTCTCCAAGAGACTGGCCTCCTTCTCAATTCATTTTCTCGCTCGGTTCAGAGCGACAAAGCAACAGTAATGGACGCGCTCGGCGACACCGTTGCCGTGGCGTATTTTAATAAAAGCGCAACGATCAGCCTCGATGGCGTTGTGAACGGTGGCGTTGCTTACGAACTTGCCAACATTCTTACGCTCGCCAACGATACGACCTCTTACGGCGTTTCCGGTGGCGCAGTCATCGTTGATTCCGTTTCCGAAAAGACAGGTGCTGGCACGTTCAAGACCATCACGGTTTCCGCGACTCAATACCCAGAGATCGTCTAACAACCCTGCTCATGCCGCTGGCTCCCCGGCTAAAGGGAGCCGCCTTTTTATATATATGGACACAAACAAGAAATTCTTTCACACGATCAACCTCAAAGCCGCTGTGGCACTCGCTACGATGGGCTTCAAAATGAATTTTCCACCAGTCACTCGACTGGTGCGAACCGACGGCAAAGAATCAACCGAGTTCTGGTTTGAAGGCGAAAACGCAAAAGGCCAAGACGCCTCACAGGTCTATCGCCAGATGACAAAAGAAGGCGACGAACTCGAAGAAAAAGACCCAGAGAATCCGCTTTGCTACATCCGCGCCGCATTGGCGAACCGAGATGTCTTGGTGGACATCATCCGCAACACGCCGCGACTGATCGAGATCGAACACAACGGCAAACGCATCGCGATTTCGGAGAATGCTTCCGACAAAACGAAGCAAGAAATGACCAGATTTTTGAAATAATTATATGAAAAAAATAAAAGACAACGAACTGAGGGCAGCAATTTTTGGAGTTTCAGTTGAGAAACTAGAAAAAGACGACGAAATCATCCGAATCCAAGCGATGGAAGACGGTCCGAAGATTGTGAACGGGCGCATCCTGCGACCGATCACCGCTCTCACGATTAGCTGGATGCAACGCAACGAGGTATTTTCTGGCACAATGGATTTAGTCTGGAAATCAGCCGCATTCGCCTACCTTCACAGCGAGCCGTATAGCGCGATTCGCTCGGTCGTCAATGACAGGAGCGCATTCATCAACGCCGTGGATTCTTGGATCGAAAACAACATGATTCATCACCTTGAAATCTCGGCAATGACGGACGCTATGAACGCCGCTTTTGAGCTTTACAACGCATCGGCGACCGAATCTAAGGCAGGATCAGGATCGGGAAACTAAACGGCCCCAACTGGCTTGCTGCTTACGTCTTTCGACTCGTCAAGCTGACCGGCTGGGGCTTCTCTCACATCCTCGAAGAGCTTCCATTCGCTGTGGGCTTGCAACTTCTCCAGGCTGACGACTACGCGAACGGAATCCACCGCCCGTGGTCGCGTAACAACTCCGCTGTTGATGTTGACGCTTTCGCCACCATAGAGGCGACACTCGCAAAATATGGCAAAGTTTAAATTCGAGAGCGTGAAATTTGAGCAGATCATGGCGGACTACGCGACCATTCGCGAGGTCACGATCCCTGACGCCGTCTCGCTCAACGCTCGCCTTCTTTGCGTGGAGTTGGCTAGGCGCACGCAACCGTTCGGGGAGGAGCAAACGTCTGGAACTATTCGCGTCAAAAATGACATCGGAAAAATTATCAAACCGCCAGTTCAGTTATTGGCGATGGCAAACAAGGTTGAAAATAAGAAAATTGCACAACGATTGAAGTCGCTGATAATGAGTCAAAGATATGATATTGTTGAGACTATCTTTCGAAACCTTGGCTTTTTAAATAAGTGGACGGGGCTTGAGTTTTTGGACAGCAAGGGCGCGATAAAGACGCACCACCAAGACGCTCGCGTTAAGCCGACCGGAAGAACAAAGACAAGGGGAAGTAAGTTGTTTATTTCAAGCGGAAGTGAACTCAATACATATATCACGGAAATACAAAAGCGCGTCGGTATTTCAAAGGGCGGATGGGCGGAATGCGCAAGCCAACTCAAGAAGGTGAATAAGGGCGGACTTCTCACAGGGTTTCCGTCATGGGTTAAAAAAGCCACAAGAAGCGGATCTGGATCAGTTCAAGACTTAACATCCAACATCAAAAGCCCGAAGGTGACTCTTATAAATAACGTGCCGTGGGTATCTCAGATTCTTCCAGCAAGTGAGCAACTCAACGCCCTCTCAGTCGTCTCAACTAAAATGCGGAATCAAATGAACACCATCCTAAAAAAGAGACAAAAAACCCTAGTAGAAACTTAATAAAATGGCCGACGTTACAGTAGAATTTGGAGCAACAGATACAGGTCTTGAAAAGACACTCAAGGCCGTTCAAGACGAACTGACGCAACTAAAAGGCAAGGTATCCAGCGGTGAGCTTTCGATGACCGAACTCGAAAGCACGATGAAGCGCATCGGGCAGGTGACTTCAATGGAAAAAAACATCAAGGCCATCGGAGATTCGTCCACCACAACCTCGCCAAAGGTCGATGAACTAGGCAAGGACATTAAAACGGCTGGCGATAAAGCCGAAGACGCTGGGAAAAAGGGTAAAACAGGATTTGGAGAAATAGCAATAGGCGCAGGTATTGCAGGAGCGGCAGTTAAACTTGGGACGGCAGCGATTGATGCGGCCTTTGCTGTTGCGCAGAAGACCGTTCAGAGCTTTGGGGATGCGTTGAATATGGGTGGCAGGCTTGCAGAGCTTTCAGACCGGACAGGCGTTGCTGTCGATAAAGTCATGCTCTTGGAAAGAGCTTTCCAGAATACAGGGGTCGGAGCCGATTCACTCGGCCCAATTCTAAACAAAATGCAAAAGGCCATCGTTGACGCTGGCGACGGCACGAGTAAATCCGCTGACGCATTTACTAAACTCGGCATTCCGCTTTCTACGCTTAAAAACCTTTCACCAGATGAACAACTCCGAGCGATAGGAAAAGCGATTGCCGGCATTCCCGACCCTGCGGAGCGTGCCGCCGTCTCGATGGAGATATTCGGGAAATCTGGCGGTGCATTGAACCAGGTATTTGCAAACATGGATGGCGAGCTCGAGACGGCAAAGGCTCAACTCGGATCGTTGCCCGAAGTCATGAAAGCGGGAGCCGCTCAGTTTGATAAAATTAGCGACAACTTGACGGTCATCGGTGGTAAATTCGTAGAATTTGCGGCTGGAATTATCGACAAGGTAAAGCCTGCACTCGACGCGCTTACAACCGCGCTGACGCGCATCGATGCTGCCAAAATAGGGCAAGAGCTTGCAGGATTTTTCACAGGCGCAGGTGAGGGAATGAAAGGATTCCAAGCCGCTGTGGATGCGATTGACGCAGGGGAAATGGGAACTGCATTCAAAATTGTAGGGGAGGCGATCCAACTGCAATTTAAAGAAACCGCAAATAGCGTCTACAAAAACATGGTTGCGGCTTTTAAGACAATCGGCGATTTCATAATGGAGCAATTCGCATCAGATGGCCCATTGGTTGCTTTATTTCAAGACTTCGGGAAGTTGATCTCTGGATACATTACGGAAAAGCTCTATAATGTAATGGCTGATTTCATGGACGCCATTGGCAAATCTGGAATGGCTGACACGTTCAGATATCAAGCAGAAACATCGGCAAAGGAAGTTAAAACCGCGCTGGATGCAATACCAATTCATGCTGAACTGACAGCAGAAAAGGCTGGCGAGTCGATGGGCAATATTCCAGAAAACTTCAAGGAAAACATGGCTGGCGTTCCGCCGCTGTTTACCGACCTAGAAAAGCACCAGCAGGAAATTGACCGTTTGCAACAAAGCATCACCAGATCAACAAAGGAAACAACGACTGCGATTTCTGACCAAGCAAAGGAAGACGCAAAGGCCGAGCAGGAAGCTAGAAAGTTTTTTCAAGACCACAAAAAATTCCAAGAAGATCAAGCAACGGCTAACGCAAAGAAAAACGCAGATCAAAAGGCAGCAAACGAATTAAAACAGGGCGAACTAAAATACCAGCTTGAGTTAGCCGAGGCGCAGGCCGCTGGCGATTCGGAGCGCGTCAAATTCTTGCAGGAACAAAAGAAGTATGCCGAGGATGTTAAAAAAGCATTGGACGCAGGATTCGATCCAACGCAAGCCGCTTTATTTGCGACCAACATGGCTATCGCCGCAACCAACTCCAAAAATATAAAACAATACGACAAGGACGGAAATCCGTTGTTTTACAAGGCAGCAGAAATGTCCGCAAAACTAAACGAAAATCTAAAATCTGCAACAGGCTTTGCCGACACGCTTGCAAAAATGAAAGAAATCAAAGCGTTAGATAAAGCGGAGAACTCGTCAAAGGCAGCGGTGACCGAATTGAGAGCAATGGATAAATTGCTTGGAACCGATCTTGCTCAAAAGAGCTTCCCCGATCTTGTTAAAAAGCTCAACTTGGACAAAATAGGGCAGACAGGAGAAGAACAAATTCGAGCAGTTGTGACATATTTTAACGGAGTAAAAACCGACCTTTCAAAAAATCCAATCGACTCGGAAAAAGGGCAAGAAAAAATACGAGAATTAATCAAATTCTTGGGCGGAAACCCACTAACAGCCGATCTCGTTGTGAAGTACCAAAAAGCGAAGGCGGATACTGAATCGGCATTTAGCTCAATACCCACCACGCTTGACGCAGACAAGAGTGTGAAGGGCCTGCGAGACTCGGTCGCGGACGGCATCGAGCTGGACGTGGCCGCGAAGTCGGGCGCAACCGGATTGCTCGAAGCAATCAAGACCGCAGTCGAAGCGATCAAGACCGCTGTTCAAAATATCGAACCAAAACTACCTATGGCAGTTGTCGGAGCATAAAAAGATGATCACATATCACGGAACGAAAGAGTTAATTTTAACTACCAAAAGTATTACCAGTTTGCAGAGCGGAGCCTTTCGCTGTAATGCGCAATATGTTTGTCGAAACACGGATAATTTAGAATTCATAGCCCTGCTTGTTCGCGGCAATAGAATGCCGGAGTTAAATATATTCACGATTGGCGACGAGATAGTATGCGATATTGGTAACAATGGGTTTACCACATTTAGCATAGTAGGCTACGCTGTTAATGCGCGGATCGACGAATTAAATCCTCTGGATACATCTCTACAGAGAAAATATATTTAAAAATGACAAATTCCATCGAATATTACGGAGCTGAAATACAAGATGTTCAAGTCCAGATCGCGGTTGCCGTAATTGATCCTGCAAATCCAACCGAAAATCGTATAATTTATGCTTTTTCCCAAAAGGTATTATCCGACACATATATTTTAAAGTATACGCAATCTGCAACTAGTCCGATAAGGCCATCCGCAACGTCAGCCCAATTGACCTACACGCCAATAATGCTGCAACTAGGTCGCGGCGGCCCGTCGATAGGTGACCCTGTTGCTTATGTAAAGAGCCTTTATCCAAGTTACACTGTAACCGATTCTAACTACGAGGCTTCAAGTTTAAACAATGTCAAGAGCATGACCAATATTTCAAGTTCTCCAGCGGCGGATTTGATTGAGGTGACTGCAACATTTTCATTGCTGATGTCGGCAAATATAATTTATTTAACGGCAACTCCCATTTAATATGTTGCCCTATACCGTTAATGCCAGCCCAAAAACTAAGCCGATATCTGCTAGCGGACTAAATGACAACTTCCAGTACTTGGATGCCAAATTGAGCGATGGGCTTCCTCCACCACCGCCCGATCCAAATGCCGTTTTTGTGCTTGCAAGTCGCGGCGGATTTTTGTTCTGGGTCGCGACCGAGGAATGCTAATGATACTAGGCCGAACACCAGCCGGAGCCATCAAGATCAAAACCGACTCACCGCTCGGCCTTCGCGCTGTCGAGTGCGCGTGTTGTAATACTTGTCCGTGCGGTGTCACGATCCCGCAGGCACTTCGTGAGCTTGTTGCAAACGCAACGATAGATACGATTACCATGTTTGGGCTTCCGCCAATTTACTTTTATCCAGCAGGAGAGAACCCCTTTTGGCAGGCGGGATGGGGTTATGACGGGTTTTCCACTCCAATTTTATTAAATGCGGAAATTTTTTATTATCCCGAAACCGGATGTTTATACACATCGGGATTTTACACAGAATGGAATGGCGCAGGCCTTCAGCCTTCTCCAAACCCGCCCTTTGGTTCAATACTTGGGCTGCAAGCATTTGGCGACGGCCAACTCTGCGAACCCCCAGAATTTCAAACAACGGCAAACGGGACATTTACAATCAACGGAGAAGGCGCATATAAGTATTATTACTTTACTGGCATTGATCCTAATACTGAATTGGACTATTTAGCTGTTCCACCTCCCAATTTCGTCTTTACATGACGCTCCCGCCGCACATCGCCGAACGCCGCGCCCAACAACTCGCACGCTTCGGCAACGCCGCGCATCGCTTCGCTCGCGCAGGCTTCGCCGCCACCCCACCCGAAGCACTCGCCACCCGCGAAGCAACGTGCCGAGCGTGTCCCGAATGGGACGCCACCGCACTCAACGGCACGGGCCGTTGTCGCAAGTGCGGCTGTAGCACATGGGCAAAACTCCGCATGGCAACCGAGCGTTGCCCAATAGGCAAATGGGAAGCTGTTGACAAAGCCACCAACTAAATGGCACGCGATCTTTTTATTGACACCACGAACCGCAGGCTGGCGACGAGCTTGACGAGCCTTGCACCCGCTACAACGCCGCGATTCGTGAAGGGCGACAACGGCGCAATCAATTTGTATTTTCTGGAGGCGACAGGCAATATCACGACTCCGTTTAACGTGATCGACTACACCGGAACTAGCGTAAAATTTGGAGTAGGAAGCCGCACAGGCGTCCCAGCATCAGGCACGTTCACTCTTTCTTTCGGCGCACAGACCAGCGGAGCGATAGCCTACAGCGCGACTGCCGGCGCGATCTCGTCCGCGCTCAACTCTCTCTCGACAATCACCGCCGCAGGATCGGTCGCCGTGGACGGCACGATGGCAACAAACTTTGTTGTCTCATTCAACTCGGCAGGCACGCAGGGCGCAATCACCGGCAACTTCGCCAGGCTAATCCCGACCACGACCGCGCTCATCGACGAGCGCATCGCAGGAGACGCGACCAACGCCGAAATACAAGAGTTGCAGCTTCGTCTCGCTCCCGCAGTCTACGAGCCAACATGGACTGATCTCGGCACGGCAATGACCGTCAGCGTTGCTACCACGGTCACCGGCTCGACGCTGAACAACGAAATCCAGCGTCTCTCATTTTCTCGCGCTCCGTATCTCGGCAGTTTCCGTTTAACTGCTCCGAGCTACAACGTCGACATCGCAAGCACCGTCACCGACGGCGTATTCATTTCGGCAACTAACCACGGACTGACACTCTCTCAGCCTGTGGTTCTAACAGGCTTCACGGCGTTGACCGGATACACCGCAGGTGTCCAATACTTCGTGCGCTCGATCCCGCAGACGACCGAGTTCCTCCTTGGGATTACCGCAGGGGCAACCGCGATCACGACTGGCACAGGCACGGTGACGACCGGTAGCATTGCCACAACCGTCCTACGGCAGACCGATCCGCTGGACGCAAACACGACCGCCGCGCAGTTGCAAACAGCACTCCAAGCACTCGATAGCATTGGCACAGGAAACGCGACCGTTGTCGGAGTGCAGAACAGCTATTACGATATCAATTTCGGAGGCGACAAAGGCTTCGCCGACTTGCCAACATTGGAGGTGCAGAGCGGCTTGACCGCAGCACCCGGCAAGACCGCAGCCGTAGATTTTAACACGTTCGGCGTCCGCGATCTGCTTCTCAACGCAACATCGGTCACGACCGAGATTGAAGTCGAACTCACGACCGCAGGCGAACGAAGCACGATCATACTCCAATCCTGCACGCTCACCGAAGAACTCATCAGCCAAGGCGGATTGAGCTAAGATGAACGGACACACTTTTCATACTTTTATTGGGACAGGCGCACCAGCTGCAGCCGTTCTAATCTCGTTCTCGGAGGCCGAGGCGTGGCTTCGCATTCTCTCTCTCGTCCTTGGAATTTGCATCGGTTCGGTCTCGTTGTATAAAATGCTCAAATCAAAAAAACCATGAAGACACTATTTTCAAAACTCAAAGAACCATCCACAATTCGCGGCATCGCCATCATCGGAGCAGTTGCCGGACTTAGCCTGGAGCCAGAAAAATGGGACGCAATCGGATCCGCTCTCGCGGCGATAATCGGCTTGATAGAAATCTTCCGCAAAGAAAAATGAACGCTCGAAAAATCGCACTCTGGATGGTCTTGATTTCATTCGCGTTCCTCGGCATGGCGTTTCTCACGTCCTGCGCTGGATTTCAAAATCCGTCGCTATGCGTCAAGACGACCTACGGAACTCTCTGTTACCAACTCCCAGATATTCAAGGACTCAAAAAATGACCTTCGACGAGCGAAGCGAGATCAACCTAGCAACGCTCCACCCCGCGATGCAAAAGGCTATGCGTGCCTTTCTAGGCGTTGCAAAGGTCATCTGCGCAAAAGTTGGCTGCGATGTTAAAATCATCAGCGGAACTCGATCCTACATGGAGCAAGATGCGTTGTTTGCAAGGGGTCGCACAACGCCAGGGAAAAAGGTCACGAACGCCGCTGCCGGTCACAGCAATCACAACTTTGGAATCGCAGCGGATATCGGCATTTTTCGCGGACGAGAGTATTGCGGAGAGCATCCGCTGTATCACGAGCTTGGCACGCTCGGAAAATCGCTCGGCATGGAATGGGGCGGAGATTGGAAATTTATTGACGAGCCGCACTACCAATTGCGTCCGCATTGGGCGACCGGCATGACCGAGCGCGATATGCTCGCCAATTTACGCAACCGAGTATCTAAAAAAATAGACGTTCTCGCATGAAATTGATCCTAGAATTTGACGACTCCGAACGATACGAGCACGAGGTTGCGTGTAAGGCTCTTGACGTTTTGATTCTACTCGACGCGCTCGACTCCGAGCTTCGATCTGCGCTCAAGCACCAATGCGGCGAGTTCGCAAATCTTGACGTCGAAACGATGGAATCTGTCCGCACTTGGCTATGGGCGGAGCGTAATTCCAGAAATATTCCAGAACTAAAATAAGTCCGCAGATGTGCTCCAGCATTGGTTGAGCGCATATGTAAAGCTTTTTCCACAGATTTATTTTCGCACTTCGCGAATTATTTTCTTTTCATCCGAAACGACATCTAGGATTGTTTGCACATCGAAAGGGAATGACTCCCAACGATAGAAACCAAAAACAGAAAACCAAAAATGAAAATCGAAATCAAATTCACAGATGGAACAAGCCGCACAATCGGCGGAGCCAATGACATTGCAACCTGCCTAGATTACGATCTGGGTCGCAACTGGGTAGAATCAAATGGTCTAGTATGGGCAGCAGAGGACGCCGAAGGCCACGAAGACGACTCAAGCGCAGAAATTCTAATCGACGGTGTTCGCACTAGCATCGACAACCTCCCAATCTAAAATATATGGAACCTATCAATTTTCTCATTCTCTTCGCCGTCTGCTGCACCTCGGCATTCGCCGGTGGATACGTCCTCGGAAACCTCAAAGCCCACAGCGAGGCAGAAAAAAGCCGCCGCTGGTGGATGAACAGACAGATCCGCAGGGAGCGCGGGGAATGACTGCCGAAGAGCGACATGACGCAGAATGTGAGTTCACGCGCAATTTATTGTGCGGAATGGTTCAGCAGGCCGTTGAAGACCTTCGAAGCGAAAAGATATTCATGAGCAAGCAACTCAACGAACATCAAGAACGAGACCGAGACACAGCTTTGCATTTCATCCGCTCCAAGGCATTTCAAGGCATCTGCGATGTTCTCGCATTGCCAGCCGACAAAATCAAAACAAAGGCATTAAAATATGAATCTCGCGATTGATCCAGGCACAACTCACAGCGCGTTCGTGCAGTTTCACAACGGCAAGATCGTTGACCACGGCCACATATCAAACGAGGAGATGCGCCAAGTGCTCATCGGTCGCGAATACACTCGATGCGCTTGCGAGATGATAGCCAGCTACGGCATGGCCGTAGGGGCTTCGACATTCGAGACGTGCGTCTGGATCGGACGATTTATCGAGGTTGCACGAGTGGACGTAGAACTGATTTTTAGGAAAGATATTAAACTTTTTCTCTGTGGCACGATGCGAGCCAAGGACGCGAACATTCGCCAAGCCTTGATCGACAAAGTCGGGCCGCAGGGAACAAAAGCCCAGCCGGGGCCAACCTACGGCATCAAATCCCACTCGTGGGCGGCACTCGCTGTGGCCGTATATGCAGCGAACAACAACAAAGGAAAATAGAAAATGAAAATAACAAAAGGAAAACAAACACGCGCCCAGCGCGTAGTCATCTACGGAGTGGAGAGCGTAGGCAAAAGCACATTCGCGGCCAAGTTCCCCAGGCCGCTGTTCTTGGACATCGAGCAAGGCACAAGCCACCTAGATGTGGATCGTTGCGAGATCAACACTTGGAAGCAGTTAACGGACGCATTGGCCGAGGCCAAAGCGACCGACTACAAAACCATCGTTGTAGACTCGGCAGATTGGGCAGAACGCCTGTGCGTTGAAGACCTACTCGCCACCAGCAAAAAGACAAGCATCGAGGATTTCGGCTTCGGTAAGGGGTGGGTGATGGTCGCGGAAAGAATGAGCCGTATGCTGTCCAGCATCGATCAACTCATCGACGCCGGCAAGAACGTGGTGATGATCGCGCACTCGAAAATCGTGCGCTTCGAGGCTCCAGACGCCTTGGCGGCATACGACCGATACGAGTTGAAACTAAGCAAGCAAAGCTCGCCGCTCTTGAAAGAGTTCGCGGATGAACTCTGGTTCCTACGGTTTAAGACCAAGGTCTCGACCACGGAGACAGGCAAGGGAAAAGGTATCGGTGGCAAAGAGCGCATCTTGTTGACCACGCACAGCGCGGCATACGATGCGAAGACGCGAAGCGGACTAGCAGAGGAACTCCCGCTGGAGTGGGCATCGGTCGCGCATTTGTTTGAGACAACGGCGCAAGCCGTAGTCGCACCAACTGCAACACCACCGGAAAGCTGGGCAGGACGGCTCGCAGAACACGAAGGCGCGGTCAATCAGTTCCTAATCGGGCGCGGCGTCCTTACAAGCGAGCAGACGTGGCGTGACTGCGCACCAGAGTATCTGGAGCGCGTTGCTCTTCGCGTCGATCAATTCGTCAATACGGCTATCGAGTGGAGAAATGCGAACCAATGAGCAAAGAAATCTCACCTAGCAGTCTGCCCAAGCTCGCCGAATGCGCTCTCTTCGAGGGCGCAAACGGCACGAGTTCAGCGGCGGAGCGCGGCACGGCAGTTGACGTTGCGATCCGCAACCTTATCTCGGCACAGGACAACGTAATATTCATCGGCGAAGACGCCGGTGCTATCGCCTACGGCGTCGATGAACTGACGCGCCTTGCGAAAGGATCGTTTGTTGAAACTCGCGAAGAGTATCTTGCAATGGCAGTACCTGGACTAAGCAAACTCGGCACGGCAGACGCAGTTTGCAAAGCCGAGAAGTGGGTCGCAGATATCAAGACAGGGCAGTTGCGGAATTACCGCGAGCAACTCGCGGCCTACGCATTGGCGTGTATGGAGGACAACTTTGATACGAGTTGGACTGCGCACGTCATCTATGTCGATCAAAAGCTCATCCGTAGCTATGATTTCACATACGAGGAAGCCAAGCAAGGCACGCAACGCACAATAGACCGCGCAACAAGCGCGGATGCAAAGCCCACGCCTTGCGAGTATTGTAGCTGGTGCAAGTATTACAACAATTGCAACGCCATCGTGCGGCAGGCTGAGAGCGCGGTCGCTCTCATCCCAGACATTAACGGCAACAGCATCGATGCGATCCGCCAGCGAATCCTTGCAACAGCAGAAAGTATGGGAGCATTCGCGAAGGAATGGAAGTTAGCAGAAAAGGAGATCGCCGAGCCGGTGCTTGGTCATCTTAAAACGAGACTCGAAAACGGGGACGAAGTTCCCGGATGGAAACTAACCAGCATGAGCGGAAGGAAATTCGTGGAAACAGACGCAATAGCCAAAGCAAGCCAGAACATCACCAAAGAGACATTAATACTCGCCCTTGGCGGGAAGATGTCAGAAAAGAGTTATCTGGAACTCTGCGCCAATAACTGCGTAGAGCCAGACCAAGACGCAGTAAAAACCGGAGCGCATTCGCTCCAACTAAGACAAACAAAAATAAAATAGAAAATACAAATGCCAACATACAAAGCAAACGAACCAAAACAGGCCGCGATTTACTTCGTAGAGCCGGGAACCTACGAAGTCGAAATCATCAAGGCTGTCGAGAAGACGAGCCAAGCCGGCAACCCAACGATCAAGCTGGACGTTGCCGTCCTGCTAGAAGGCGGAACAACAGGGCCGACGATGTGGGAGCATCTCACCTTCACGGCAAAAGCAGGGTGGAAAGTTGATCAAGTGCTGTCGAGCATCGGGCGTGCAGTAATACCAGGCGAAG